TGCTATCACTATTGCTATAGGTGCAAGGCATAAACCTATTAAAAAATTTTTAATAAACTGCTTCATAATTATTGTTTAATAAAATTTATGTTGTCAGATGAATAATACACAGTATTTGTGCTTTTTACTCTATAAATAGCATTGTTAGATAATTTGCATTCTATAATACAGTGTGAAGTACAATAGGCATTGTCCCATGCTTCTACTGTGACATTGCCACATGCTTCTACTGTGACATTGCCGCATGCTTCTACTGTGGCATTACCCCATGCTTCTACTGTGGCATTACCCCATGCTTCTACTGTGGCATTGTCCCATGCTTCTACTGTGACATTGCCGTATGCTTCTACTGTGGCATTGTCCCATGCTTTCACTGTGGCATTGTCCCATGCTTTCACTGTGGCATTACCGTATGCTTCTACTGTGGCATTGCCGTATGCTTCTACTGTGACATTGCCGTATGCTTCTACTGTGGCATTACCCCATGCTTCTACTGTGGCATTGTCGCACAAAAGAAACCCAGACCGAACCGAAATGTTGATAAATATATCATTTTGAGCAAAATCCTCACGATATTGCATTAGCAAGTTAGAAGTAATAACTTTGTTGTTAAAGCACCAATTAAAATTGTCTTTAATAACGCTGCATAATTCTTTAAGTGTTTCAGATTTATACGCTCGGCTGTATTGCTCAGTACATGCTTTAGCTGCTTTAGCGCGATTAAGAATTTCAGCTTTTATATCTTCAAAATCTGTTTTCTGTGTCATATCATTTTGAGTTATTAAGTTCAAGGTAATTATTTAATGCGCCCATATAAGCAACTGCATCAAGCAAGTTATCTTCTTTGTGGCTATATGCCTCACGCGATAACTTAAGAGCTATCATAGCTCTATACATACCAGCAGTTGTTATTTGCTGGTCTTTAGGCGACATCAAGTTATAAAGAGCTGCTGCTCTTTCCATTGATGCCTGGAATGGCCCATATTGACGCTCTTTTTCCTCTGAGCGCTCATTTACAATCTGATTTGCTTTTTTCAAAATGTTACTCATCTTTTTATTCTATTTTTATATTTAATACAATCATTTTTGCAAGAATCAGCTAATGCTTTGTGAACATTTTCATCATTGTATGCTGTGTTCATAAGATAAAGCTGTGCATCTTTCTTATATATTTGAGCTTTTGTATATTGTTCTAAAGCTTCTATATGCTTAGTATTTTGGCCTATAGCACTATTCATATAGACAATACATAAAGCTTGTATTACTATGATAACACATAGTCCGATAATTATTTTCTTCATTACGCTACTAAATTTTTAAGTTCTGCTTTTAATCTTTTTGCATCAGCTCCTCTAAATGTTTGTGCATTTGCCAAGAAGTATCTAACAATATCTCCTGCAGTATCATAAAGATACATAGCATTCGGGTCTGAAGTATCAAGTGTTAACATTGCCTCTAAATAAGGCACTGCGCCAAAATATACATTAAGCCATGTTGACTTTATATCTTTAGCTATTTGCTGGAATGTTCTTTTTTTGTTCATTTTTCTATTCTTATTTTAGATATGCAAATATACTAATTTTCTCCGAGAATAGAAAATTTTTTCATTATAAAATGCACTCACTTAACACTTCTTAACTTGGCTAGATTTTATTGCTCTTCTGGATATTCTATTTGCAGTAATTCTTTGCAAAATTGAATAACTTGCTCATAATTATTATATGCGGTTTGAGTAATAATTCTCCGCTGAAGTATCGTTAGCTTATTTTTAATAGTAAACTTATTTATATTAAGAGAGAGAGCTTTATCATTGCATCTTCTTTTATCTCCTAACTGAATAGCTAACTGAGCATAATGAATACATTTCTTTATATCCTGCGCTCCATTTTTAGCTCTATACCTGCTAATATATTTTATAATGCATCCTTGTATAAAAGAGCATCTTAAAGCAGTTATAAGCTCTATTGGTTGCATAGCCATATCTTTATAATGGCTACCACCTATTTGTACATCTGTTGCTTTCATATCAATATACTTTACGTTTATGATTATCTGGTATATACCCATTTGCCACTCTCAGTTCATCCATAAACATAACAGAATTGTAATGTTTAGGAAATTCTTTTATCACCTTAAAGCTTGCTGTTTTATCTTTCACAAAGCTATTATCGTCTACAGGCTCTACATATCCAAGTTTTACAAACTTATAAAGATACGCGGTTTCTGAGTTTCTACCTGGCTCTTTACCAAGCAAAATTTCTTTTGAACTTACTACTTCGCCAACATTATCGTTAACAAATTTTACCATTTCTAGAAATACTGGAGCTTTTTTACCATTTCTTCCCATATTACATATATTTTTTATATTTGTCGATTTTTGCTTTTATACTATCCATTAAGGCATTTTGCTTTTTATCTTTTGCTTTAAGTGCTCTGATTACATCTTCATCGTGAGTGCCTTGCAAAATTAAATGGTTTATAACAACATGATTTTGCTGTCCCTGGCGATATAATCGAGCATTAAACTGCTGATATAATTCAAGACTCCATGTTTGCCCAAACCAAACTATTATGCTACCTCCTGCTTGAAGATTAAGCCCATGACCTGCTGATGCTGGATGTGCCAACATAACTTGTATTTTACCAGCATTCCAGTCTTCAATATCTTTATTGTTTTTAAGCTCTCTTGGCTTATATTTTTTAAGATACTTAACAATTCTATCTCTATCAAACTGATAGGTCCATGCTACAAGCACAGATTGGCCATTTGCATCTTCAATTATCTCCTTAAGAGCTTCAAGCTTAATATCATGAATTGGAAACACATTTCTTTCTTCATCATATATAGCTCCATTAGCAAATTGAAGTAATTTATTTGAAAGGGCAGCGGCATTGACTACGTTTACTTCCACAGGCTTTTCAACAAATACTGAATTACCATTTTCGTCTTCTTGCTCAATCGTTTCAGTAGCACTTATTAAGTCAAGCACTTTATTCTTTTCAAAGTCATCATATTGCTTCTTTAGAGCTTCAGGCATTCTAAGCTTTATATAGTTATCTGTCCTAAACGGCATTTCAAGATAATCATCGGCTTTCATGCTTATGCAAATATCCTCTATTTTCTTATGTATTAGATATTCTGAGTCACTCATCAAATCGTATGAATATACGACATGACCATTTGTTTGACCTGGCCGAAAATACCTTTCTCTATATCTGGATATTGTCTTTTCAAGGCGCTCGCCTCTATCCATAAGATATATTTGAGGCCACAAATCAATAAGTCCATTTGGAGCAGGCGTGCCTGTTAATCCTACTAACCTTTTAAGATAAGGCCTTGCGCTGCGTAATGCCTTAAAACGCTCTGATTTATAAGACTTAAAACTGCTAAGCTCATCGACTACTACCATATCAAAAGGTAATTTGCCTCCGCCATATAAAGCACAAAGCCATGCAACATTATCTCTTGATATGATATAAATATCAGCTTTTATTTCCATAACGGCTGCTATTCGCTGTTTAGCAGTACCTATAATCTTAGAAAAGCGCAAATGCTTTGTGTGTTCCCATTTCTCTGCTTCTTCTTGCCAAACTGACTCAGCTACTCGTTTTGGAGCTATAACTAATACAGAATTAACTTCACAATAATCAAACATCAAATAATTTATAGCAGTAAGAGTTGATATGGTTTTGCCAAGGCCCATATCTACAAATACACCGCAAAATGGATGCTCGATTATATGTTGCACGCAAGCTAATTGGTATTTATGTAAATCTGTTTCTTTCATTTGCTTAATACAATATCATCTACAAAGTTTATTACGCTTTCTACTGTATCTATTACTTCAACTCTAAAGCCCAAAGCTCTAAGCTTATTGTGCATATATGCCTGTATGCGTTTAGGCTTTCGTCCAGTCGTTTTTAATTCCACAAAAACTATTTTATGGCCTGGAAATAAGCACATTCTATCTGGTAAGCCTATAAGTTGGTCACACAGCAGTTTTATACACATGCCACCATTTATCTTAACAAGCTCAACCAATTTGTGCTCTACAACTTTTTCGCTGTCTACCGTCTCTTTCTTCATAAGTTAAATTTATTGAACTTACAGTTACTCCAAGTATTTGCAATGACCGGTTAAGCTTATCTTTAAGATTTTTCTTGAATTGGGCTACATCATTGCAAGCATTCTCTTCTGTTACATGGTTTTCATCATATTTTATTGTTCTTAAAGAACCATCAGAGAATTTGCATACAACTCTTAGTATTACATATTTCATAACCTGGCCATATAAATGTTATACTCACACTTATCCAAATTAAATTCCAGTCTGTCAACACAAAACTTTTGGCCATTGTATATAACAACCGTTTTGACAGATGGAATATGTTCTATATTTCTTGTTACAAGAAGCACAGAATAACGGTAATTTCCGTATTGCATTTTATAAAAATTTGCTATCATAATAAGCTATCTTTACGTTTATAGTATTTCTGTTTACCATATAAAGGAAAGTTCTTAGTGGATGCTATAGCTTCCCATTCAGGCAATGACCTAAGAATTTCATTAACCTCTCTGGTATTATATCTTGACATTTCTGTCTTATCTTTGTCAAGGCACTCACACCATACTTCAGCAATGCAGACAAAATCTTTTTGTACTGTACCGTTTTTAGACAATGGGTCTTCAAGCCAACGTCTTCTGTCGTACAGGTCCATTTTATCCCAATCATCTGGAAATTTAGTATTAAGATATTCTTCAATAATACCTTTTCGCTCATCTGCTTCTGAGTGTTTATGTTGCTCAATCTTAGCAATTATATCTTCATCACCAACGAGGTATAAAGGCTCTTTTGCTAAATATAACTGATATGCTTCAGCCCATATTTGATTTACTTCATCTTGTGTAAGGTCATCATTTACAGACTTTGTAGCATATTCTGGCCTTACGTCTATAGGCATAAATCGTCTATTTCCTGTCGGGTCACGTAAGAAATCTTTGTTGTTAGTAGTACCAAAAAATATGCATTGGCGCTTATATGTTTCTACTGTTCTACCATACGCCGGTCTGAACATATCTTCTCTTTTTGATATGTAGTGCTTTATTGACTCTACTTCTGCTTTCTTAAGGCCTGAAAGCTCTGCCATTTCAATCAGCCACGCCCCTTGTATCTGCTCAAATGACTCCTTGCCCTGCACAGTCGTGAATGTATCTGAGAACCATTCCATGCCGAGCTTTTTAACGAAAGTACTTTTATATGTTCCTTGTTCTCCGACAAGTATAAGCGCTGTGTCGAACTTAATACCTGGCTCGAATACCCTCGCAACAGCCGCCACCAACGTCTTCCTAATGGCGGCTCTAGTATAAGCGTTATCTTCTGCTCCAAAATAATCAATCAATAATGTATTAACTCTCGGTATGCCATCCCACTTTTGAGCACATATATACTCTCTTATCGGATGGAACTTTTTCTTTTCAAATTCAAGCGCAAGCGCGTCGTCCACTTTTTGACTTGACACAATGCCATAAACACACTCAATGTAATTACGAACACCAGAATAGTCAACATCACGAAGAGGCTCCACAGTATCGACTTTACGCCATGGTAACGAACGTGTAACATATCTTTTATTATCAAAAATGTTTAGCTTAAATACATCTTTTAAGAATTGGTCATGCTGAATTATTATATTCAAGTTATTGGCAGAATTATCATATTCGCCTTTTGTATTAGCGTCAAGCTCTTCTGTCCATGAAGTATCATACTCTTCAGGAACTTCTGCTTTTGCTTCTTCCGCAAACTCGAATTTAGCTTCAGCAAACTTTTCTTCAGCAATATGCTTTTTTGTTGTAGAGTCCTTAGAGGCAAATTCTTCCATTGCCTTAAAGCTCTTTTTATCTTTGTCTTCTTTTTCTTTGCCTGTATCTAAATGGCCAAATTTATGTATGCGAACTAAGTCAAATGCATTACATAGTCTACCTCCAGCAGGGTCTGTTCCATGATGAGAATATGCAAATTTATCATCATAGACTATTAAGCCCGCAGCTGTAGAGCCATTTATATATGTATATCGTCCTTCTCCAGCTGGTGTATATACATCTGAAAGAAAAGTCTCAATAGCTTCTTGTATAGTATAAGTACGACAGAAAACACCAATTATGCCTTTTTTATCTTCTGGGTCTTCTTGCTTTTTGATAGCTTGCATTATTACATCTGTGCTATCTGTAGCAGTTGGCCATTCGCTCGTATCATGCCAATCATCATATAGCCCAAGGATATAATCAG